CATCTTTATAATCGCATAAGTTTTCAAAATAAAAATATAAAAAATCATCCTCTATTACTATTTTATTATAGTTTATATTATACAAGTTTAACTTCTGTATAAGTATGTTTATGCTATATTTATTTTTAATTCCAATTTTAAAATACACATTTAATTTGTCCGATAATGAAAAATCATCAGGAGTATAAGGTTTGTCTGTATACAATTGTATAATTATATCGGCATCTTTTTTCTGTGGAAAAATATATTTTTTAAAATCTTCTTCTCTCAATTTTATTTGTCCCATAATTTTATCTATCGTATAACCACGTTTTTCTATATCTCTTTTAATTTTCCAAGGAATTCGTAAATTATCGTCGGTATCCATATAAATTTTAATATCAATCGCGTCATCGGATAAATACAGACTATGTAACCCACATACGATAATATTTTCGGTCGTTTCAATCATAGTTTTATCTGTGAACTTTCCCGTTGTATGGTCATAATCTACTTGAAAAATCGTATTACCAATTTTTAGGTCAAATACATCTTGTTGCATTTTGGTGATATAATTTGCGGCTGGATTTAAATGTGTATAGGTTGTCCATTGTTCACTATTTCGCTCCCATTTATGATATCGATCGCATTCTAATAAAAAACTATCCTGAAACAACTCCTTTAATATAGTTGAAATCGTGGTTTTACCCGAGCCTGAATCACCTGTAATCGCAATGGTATTGCAAATAGATAATATAACCATAAATTTTACATTGACCAATTCATACGGAATATTTTTTAGTAGTAAATAATGATATAACAATGTTTCATTCACATTTCCATATATTTTAAATAATTCAATGATATTATTATAATAATCGAAATATAAATTCATAACAGTTGGTCTTCCATAAGCTAAAATATCGCAAATATAATTATCGTCTTCTCTCATTAATTTTTTAATATCGATTTTACTATCATCTGGAAGATATATTTTATCGGGGGCTAAGTCAAAAAAATTCAAATTAGTTAGCATATGTACATCTGGTCGCAACTTGACAATGACATCATATGTGCTATTTTCAATCGCAGTTATTTTTTTCATTTCTTCATTCAACCAATAATGTTTATAATTTTGATTTAATAAGTTATTCAATGTATTATCCTTGGTAAAGTTTAAATTATTTGATGTTAATAAAATCTTAGGATTTAATTCTTTTTGAATAAATTCAAGTGATATTTTATTATTCGAATATTTGCTATCTGAATCATCTGCAGTTACATGTATATAAATATCGCATTCATTTTGTTGAATAATATTTTTTTTAATAGATGCGATATTTTCTCTAATGCCTCTTAAATAACCAGCAATTATCAAAGCTAATTTCATTATAATACAGATATTAAATATTTTTCAAATTCATTCACATTCAAATTAAAATTTCCATTCGGATCTTCTTGAATTTTGGAATAGCGACGATAGTGTAAATCCAACACTTTGGAAATTCCTATAATATGCGAATTATCAAATCCGTGTGTGCCTTGATTTACTATTTCAATTATTTTTGTTAATTTATTGCAAAATAATGTTAGGGTTAAAGCACTACTATGAGATGATATTATCATTTCACTTTCCATAAAAAGTTTTATTTTGTCATACATTGATAAATCTTCCAATTGTATATACTCAAAATTATATTTGTTTAAGGTTGATATCACTTCATTTTCATTATAAATAAATCGTAGTAGCCGATTGTGTTGTACTTCGCTATTTTTCCTAGTTATGAAAATACGCTTTCCTTTTATTATATCGAATTTCATTTGTTCTAAAAATAAATTTCTTAAAAATGGATAAATTGTATACTTAGGCTCAACAATGCCACTTTCCCCATAAATACTCACAATTTCATAATCGAATGTTATGGTTGATAAATCTTCAATTAATTCAACTTTATCTTTGAGTATAGTAAATGCTTCTCGTTGAAAAGGTAATATATTTTTCAAATGAATTTTAATTGGATACTCTATGCGGTTTGACGGATTTGAAACGATTCTACTTTTATCCTCCAATAAAACGGATGTGTTTTGTTCGCCTCGAACATTATACTGTTTATTTTCTATATAGTACAATCCACTTAAATTATAAACAAAAAAATGATACAAGTACATTCCACCGCGCCCTTCCAAATAAAATATAGTTTGTTTCATAATATATTTAAAGTATCTATTATTTAAATTATATATAAATGATTAATAATGCAGCCTTTTATTGTAATAATAAAGATACTTACCCCCCTTTCAAAGACGGGGTTTACATGGAGGAGTTTTTTTTTAACAAAATGCTTTATTCCACACCACCTTCTTCAAAACGGAAATATATTCCAGCGCTTTGGACAAATTTTCAAATTGAACATTGGTTTGAATCAAAAAAACCAGAAATGCAAAAAGCATTGGATACATGGGTCACAGAGAATCCCTCACCTCTCGGTTATTTCACTGTTGTCCAATATGATGATGGACCAAAGTTAAATTTACCACCCAATACAGTGATTTATGGTGCCTGTTCTGGTAATGTTCCACTACCATTGATATACGAAGATAAACAAAACAAACTCGACAAATTACCAAAGAAATCGTTTAATGAGAAAAATATTCTCTGTTCTTTTGTAGGGAATAATACAAGCAATGCGGTTCAGCCAAATGTGCGCGAAATAATATTCAATAGATTTAATCAACGGCCAAATTTTCAAATGATAAATGCAGGTGGTTGGACACCCAGTGTAAATAAAAATAATCAAGATTTATTTATTCATACTACATTAAATTCTAAATTCGCTTTTGCCCCACGGGGTTACGGTCGATCAAGTTTTCGCTTTTTTGAGTGTTTTCAACTAGGCACAATTCCAATTTATGTATGGAATGATATAAATTGGTTACCTTTTCAAGAGCAAATAGATTATAGTAAATGTTGTATTTCGCTACACGTATCCCAACTGGATATCTTAGAACAAACCCTTTCGGCAATTACTGAGAATGATTATGCAAAAATGCTTGAGTATTATCAAACCATCAAACATTTTTTTACACTCGAAGGGATGAGCGCTGAAATTATTCGACTAAATTCAGAATAAACTATAGTTACTCACTTCCCCGTTGAGCCGAACCCACCCACCCCTCGCTCCGTCTTATCCAACTCTTCTACTAATTCCACCCTTAGTGGATAAGTCATATTCGGTGGACAAATTTGCACTAACCGCTGCTCTTTGTCCACTTTGAATCCCACGGACCGAATATTATCAAAAGCAGCAATATAGTTACCACGATAACCGGCATCAATGATACCCACCGAGTTCGCCAAGCGCAACGGGGTCTTGGTACCGGTGCTTGAGCGTGGATAGAGATAATAACCGACTGGGATTGTATACTTGATCTCAGTATTTGTTTTTACATCAAAATCCTTGCTGACAAAATCCATTGCTCCACACACACCCATATCAATTTTCGCTGCGCTTAGCCCCTGCACCTCCACCTCCGCCGGACAGATTAAATTAAAGCCGGCATCAAAATAGAGAGATGTATCAATACTTGTATTATGGGCATCGACTGCATCTTTATACAATTTATGCAATTCGATTGGTAGTGCAGGTGGTAAGTGTAGCCGTAAGAGATAATACATTTGAATATAATCATATAAGACAATAACGTTTTATATGGGTTTCCCTCATTTAAATAACAACTCCTGCAAAACTTCATCCGGAAAAGTGGGACCGATCTTACGCAGAAACATATAATCATTTTTCCTTTCACCTGTTTTCAATTCCGCCACGGCTGTTTTGTCCGCCTCGGTCCAGTCGTGAAACACATATGGACTACCACCCCCGGGCGCCCGTTTCCAATCGACTAAAGTGGTCGCTTTATTAATGACATTTTGAAAATTATTTAGTTTGTAGAGATAGATGGCCAAAAAACTTTCATCCGCTGTATGCCCTTTCAACAATATCGAGGTCAAGACTTGATCGGTTGCTGCTAATTCGAGTAGTTTTTCTAAATCGGCGTGACACAGAATACTCCATTGCGGATGCGCCCAGTGATAGTCGGCCGGTAATAAATGTAAATTGGCTCTATCATTCGGTACGGGTGTTGGTGTCCACCACGCTTTACTATAACTCAAAAAAGTATGCGCCTTATACTGGTGGAATTGTTCAATGAATTTTTCCGGCGTCACAAAAGGCACACACGATTCAGAATGCAATGTATACCACGCAGCAGGTTTATAGCGAACGGCATAATTATACAAGGCTAATTCGGCTTGCATAAGCCACGCCCACGCAGTTGCACATAAATAGTTGTCGGGAAGCAGGGTTTGCTGTAGCCATTCAGATTTAACCAAGTCTTTTTGCACGGGTGAAACATGGGTAATAATATTGAATTTAAAATCGAGGGCCGCTAAACGATCAAACCATTGCCGCCAAATATGTTCTTTCACTAAATCTCTCGTCACCAAAAAACAAAAGGTGACAGAAGCCATTTAATAGTTAAATATAAATCCTTTTTAAATATTAATAATTAAGCATAGCATAGCATAGCATAGCTTAGCATAGCATAGCTTAGCATAGCATAGCATAGCATAGCATAGCCTAGCAAGCTTAGCATAGCAAGCTTAGCAATTTTCACAGCCATTGTTTAATAAAGACGCTGGCACAGGTGCCCATATCGCTGGTGTTGGTAAACAATTCTTCAATAAGAGCCCTGCACGTAAATATTCACCTGCTGAAATAGATCCTTGACCATACTCGCCACTGTTTTTCGCATTATATGTGGTATAAAATCGTTTTCCCCCAATATGATAATCACGGGCGACGCAATCACTCGCACAACCATAATTGGTTCCTGAATTGATTTTCTCAACCACACACGTTGCCGAGCTTGCACTCACAATATCGACAGTATGTTGGCCAGCGCTACGTGTTTCAGGCGAGAAATTCTTGACCCAGTTGTTACCATTGCTACAATTTTGTCTTGATGGACAGGTCGGAAACAAAACGGTGGAATAGATATACCCTTTGGTATTTTTTGTCGAGGGCTTGGCAATGGAAGGATCATTACCTGAACAGAAATTGTATTGGCCATTCGTCAAAGCGGAGAGATTGGTGCTACCAATCACACGTTGATTACGATAGCCACCGTTTAAAGAAAAGCCATTCGCCGAAACGGGCACTTGAAAGCGGCGTGAACTACGTTTTAAAGTGACGATGGACATGTCTTGTGTATATATATTATATACTTTTAAAAAGCACTTTTGGAAAAGTGCCGCAAAACATACCTTTGGGAAAGGTATCGCCAAAATACCTTTGGGAAAGGTATCGCCAAAATACCTTTGGAAAAGTGCGCCAAAAGTATTCCCAAGTTTACGTCCAAGGGTTTTGCGGCACTTTTCCAAAAGTGCAGTTTTGCGGCACTTTTCCAAAAGTGCTTTGGCGCAACCTTTCCCAAAGGTTGTTTTTAAAGGTAAAGTAGCATCCGCTCACTCGGCTCTGTTTTCAAACATCTCTCTAAAAAATAAAACAATTTCGTCCCTTTTATATCAGCTAAAGAGAGATTCAATACATTCAAACATAATAAAGCTAAACTATAATAACTCGCACTGCGGTGTGTAAGAAAGGGTAAGACATTCATTTTTAATACTTCGGGTGAACATCTTCTCTCAGGCAATGGAAATACAGTTGGATAAACTAATCGTAATTGTTTTTTATTTTGTCGATCGAGTGGCACTAGTTGCACGAGACTTGCTAAGATATAGAGGGTTATCTCTTCTTTGCCCATTTCATTACGATAATTCACCACCATAATATCACTCGGTTGCCAAAAAAGTAAAGTAAATCCACGTGCTTCTAGACTTTGCAATTGCATTGAGAGATGAAAGGCCATTCTCTCAACTTCGCTATAATCTAATGTATTCAATATAGTAAAGGAACCTGAAGACTGAATAGTAGTCAAATTATAGTGTCTTAATAATAACTCTATAAATTCTGTATAAATCTCTCGATTTGTTGGATCATTGATCTTCGAAAGTATAGTTTCCATTAACAATAAATAGTTCTAATTCTTTATATGAAATGATTCTTTATTTAAAAAATTGATTTATAAATTATAACAGAGATATATCATAAATCAATAATAAATAAATAAAAATGCCTATTTTAGCCTCAACAAAGTCAACTTACGTGCCGCCTTCTTTGCGCAATAAACCAATTACCACAGCACCAACAAGCACTAAAAAAAGAGAACTGAAAAAAGAGTTCGTCATTGATAAAGCCGCCTTTCCGAGCCTCGGTGATACAATAAAAAAAACCAAAAGTAGTGGAACGCCCATCAGTTTCTCTTCAGCCGCCGCCAAAAAAGTAGAAGCGCCAAAAGAAGTGCAAATAGATGTTTTACCGGGCTGGGTGCATATTCGCAGACACAATGGGAAAATTCAATATAAATACGGAAAGCCTGTTGAGCGTATCGATAATGAAGAAAGAGCTGAAGAAATACGCAGTCGTATCATTTTGAAGAACCGAATTGAACGTGAAGAATATGACCGAACGAGAGATATAGAATGCTTGGGTGATTTATCAGAATTTTATGGCCAACCCACTTTAGCCGAGATATACGAGAATGCTTTGGAAATTACCAGTGATGATGATAACAGTGATTATTTGGAAAGTGATAATTATGAGTAATTTATATTTATGTATGGCTTATCGCTTATGTATGGCTTAACGCTTATGTATGGCTTATCGCTTATGTATGGCTTAACGCTTATGTATGGCTTATCGCTTATATATAAGTTCAAAAATTTTTTACTTAATATGATTGATGTATAATGGCATATAATGATTCAGAATATAATGATTCAGATGATTCGGATGAAGAGGAATCCTTAGATACAAGTTGGTTATATAAATTTAAAAAGGATGAATATAGCTATACTGATTACTACAAAGAACCTGTTACTGAAATTAAGCTATATTTACTCTATATCAAAGATAACGAATTAGTTGCAAAGTATACGAGACGTTGTGCATTGGATGAACATAATAAATTAAAGCGTGACCGTTTAGTTTATATCATTAAACATTATCAACTATACAATGATGTCAACTATAAATTAAATGCTTTATTGCGGTATAATATTGATTTGAATCCCGAAGAAATTACGGATTATGTTTATGAACAAAGTGAGACAAATAACCAATTTATAACGAGTGAAAAATATTTAGAAGATTTGCACTATAATGACTCGATTAATATGTTTCAAGACTTGAATGCTTTATATTTTATATATATTGAGGACCAAGCACATGAAGCAAAGCATTGCAAAGCAAAGCAGGACCAAGCGAAGCAGGACCAAGCAAAGCAGGACCAAGCAAAGCAGGACCAAGCGAAGCAGGACCAAGCAAAGCAGCACGAAGCACATCATACCAAAAAAATCAAATTAACAACCAGAGTTCAAAAAACAAAGCGCAATAAAAAAAACTTAAAGATAACAAAAGAAATAAGATAAATATATATATGCAATCATACGATAAAACCATAAAAGAACATTTTCTATCGCTAGTAAGCCATATTAATGCGAATAATTTAAAAGAAATCAGAGAGATTACAGAAGTATTACTTTACCATATTATTTATTTGGAAGACATCTCTCGTATTTATTTATCACTACTTTACAAATTAATTTTTCATACAAAATCGGAAGTAGCGTGTCATATTTTAACGGAATTCGTCAAGTTTGGGCAAAGTGATGAAGGAAACACATATAAGCCAATGCTTGATTATTTCGTTATTGAAGCGTTTAAAAGCTTATTAAAGCGGGATGGGTGGGCAATTATCAAGCCGTGTGTTATTCTTTTGAGAGATTATGCAAATGAAACATTATTCAAATACATTGTAACATGTGTGATAAAACAATTAAAACAAGATATGCTGAATGAATCACCGTCGAATCTTTCTCTCAATTTACCACGTGAAAAATCATTTACTTGGGGGTGGTTTTCTTATATCATTGCACGGGTTTATTATAGTGAAGCGAATAAAGGAGAAATAACACCGAAAGATACTCGTAGGTGTATGATGCTTTATCGAAAAATGTTGACGATTCTCCGTAAAAATGCGTATGAAGTGGTTGCGCCTACTCCAATTTCGTATGAGCCCACTTTGTATGAGCCCACTTCGTATGAGCCCACTTTGTATGCAATAGAAGAAACTTGGGATGGTATTTTAAATGCATTAGAAACTGAGAAATATCAATGGGCAAGTAACATTATTAATGATGTCATTAATGATGTGGAGGAAGAAATCGATAGTGAAAACGATAGTGCTAGTGAAACAGTAGAAGAAGCAATCGTCAGTGAAACCGTAGCGGAAGCAGAAAGTGCAAGCGAAGCAGTAGTAGCAGCAAGCGAAGCAGTAGCAAGCGAAGCAGTAGTAGCAGCAAGCGAAGCAGTAGCAAGCGAAGCAGTAGCAAGCGAAGCAGTAGCAAGCGAAGCAGTAGCAAGCGAAGCAGTAGCAAGCGAAGCAGTAGCAAGCGAAGCAGTAG